CGTTGGGACGGAAGACTTTGGGTTCGTATCTCAGAGAACGTTAGAACACAAACTGGATTTACTTCACAAGATTTGTCACAGCAATCTAGCTTCATAAATAACAGTAACGTTACTGTACTAACAGATGGTACAACAACTACACAAGCACAACCGTTATCGTCAATATTGACTTTAACACCAGATTCAATACCACCGGTAGTATAACACATGGCACAATTTTTTTACGATAATCAGATCCGCAGATTTTTAATTCAGTTTGCAAAAATCTTTAGTAACTGGCAAGTAACTAAAGGTAAAGACCCTGCAGGAAATGATATTTATGTTCGTGTGCCTGTTATGTATGGTGATAGTAGTAGGCAAGCTAGTACTATCATTGCTGATAACACTGCTAGTAACTTACCAAGTGCACCACTAATTACATTTTATATAAGTGGTTTAGAATACGATCAAAAGAGAACACAAGACCCAACGTTTGTTGATAGAATAAACGTTAGACAAAGAGCTTATAATGCTGATACACAAAGCTATGAGCAAACACAGGGGCAAGCGTTTACAGTTGAACGATTAATGCCTGTACCATATACGTTGCGTATTACTGTTGACTTTTGGACTACTAATTATAATCAAAAATTAGAATTGATTGAACAGTTAGGTACGTTGTTTAACCCTTCATTAGAAATTCAATCCACTGATAACTTTATTGACTGGACAAGTCTAAGTGTTGTATACCAAGATGGATTGACATTCAGTAGTCGTACTATTCCCCAAGGTACCGGTAATCCTATCGATGTATTGACATGGAAGTTTTACATGCCTATATGGATTAGTACAGCGGCTAAACTTAAAAAGTTTGGTGTCATACAAAAGATTATCGCAAGTATATTCAAAGGTACAGCACTTACTGATATACAAGATGAGGATTTATTGTTAGGTACTCGTCAAAAGATTACACCATATGGTTATAAATTATTATTATTAGGTAACACGTTACAGTTGTTACCTGCTGATGAAGCATTTTATCCCGACAATGAAGATTTAAATTTACCTCCTAGCCCTAATACAAGTTTATATTGGAGTAGTTTGTTAAATGTATACGGTACCTTAAGACCTGGCATCAGTCAGATATGGTTACAAAACCCATATATGGATACTGAAATTGTAGGTACTATTGTCCCAGATCCAGTTGATGATAGATTATTGATATACACTATTGACCCAGATACGTTACCTCAAAATACATTAGACCCGGTTGATGGTGTAATAAATCCATTAATCACCGGACCCAATGCTGGATTGCCCGGGCCCGTTAACGGTCGTAGATATCTGATTGTTGAAAATATAGGAAGTCCGGGTAATACTACTACTGCATGGGGAAGTTTAATAGCTAATGCAAATGATATCATTGAATATAGTTCTGGACAATGGTCTGTAGTGTTCAATAGTTCAAATGATACTGCAATAGAGTATGTAACTAATTTGTCCACCAATGTACAATATAGATATACAGACGGCATATGGATGAAGAGTTGGGAAGGGTGGTATGGTCAAGGTGATTATAGTATTGTAATTTAATCAATTATATGATATAATACACTCATGAATAATACTTCCGGTGGAGTTTTCTTTTACTCAAAAAAAACAGAACGTTACTTATACTTACTACGAACTGATAATAAGAATCCGGGCAATTGGGGTATACCCGGTGGTAAAATAGAATCCGATGAAACGTTACTTGAGGGAATCGCTAGAGAGTGTGAGGAAGAGATTGGTTATTTTCCTAAAAAAGCAAAACTAATTCCAATTCAAAAATTTGTAAATCATACATTCACATACCATACATTTTTCTGTGAAGTTGCTAATGAGTTTACGCCTATACTAAATGATGAGCACTGTGGTTATGCTTGGGTAGGAGAGGGACAATACCCCAAGCCATTGCATCCCGGATTGTTTAGTACTGTTAACTTTGATGTTGTGCAAGAAAAATTAAACACATTAACAAAAAAGGGGCATTAAGCCCCTTTTTTATTTTAGCAATTTAGCTACAGTATCGAATCCAAGTGATCCTATTACTATCCCTGCACCCATCATCATCCATCTCCACTTTTCTAAAGCAGAAACTTTTGATCCTAGTTCCTTGTGTGCTGTAACATCCTCGTTACGCATATTAGTTAGAAGTGTTCTAGTTTCTTCTGCGTTACGATCAAGGCACTCATGCATATCTTTCAGACTAGTTTTGATTTCGCTGACATCTTGTTCGATATTTTTAACTTGAACTTGAAGTACAGCGATTTCTGTTTTAGTAGTCTGCGCAGGCATTTTAATAGTTCTACCCGTTGTCATAATTAAGCGTTAGCAATAGTTACTAATGAGTAAGGCTGGCCATTATCTGCATTAGCCGCTGCCGCAGTATTGAATGTTACATATACTGGTGTAGCATTAGCAAGAACAATATTACCTGTAGCAATTGGACCTGATGTAGCAGTAAACAACTCACCAGTGTGGTCAGATAGACTTTGAACTGTTTGAGTAGCACTGTTAGCATAGGTAGCAAGAATACGCATTGTGTTTGGTGTCAATGCTGTGTTAGCAACGTTAGCCAATAAACATTGTGCTGTTAAACCAGTAGTTCCACCTGTTACTAGATACTTCTGTTTACCTTTTTGACGAACGATAAAACCTGCTTCGTCATCTGCGTAGACGAATGCGGCTCCTGTTGAAGCTACGGCTGCGTTTGCAACTAATTCAACAACATCTTGTTGTGCATCTGGAGTACCAGTAGCACTTGATAGATCGACTTCTGCACCACCTAAGGTGTTAGACACCGTGAATGCGGCTGCATTAGCAATTGCTTTAACAAAATAAACTTGACCAGAAACTAGACCACCTAAGTTAGCAGTAAATCTTACTGTACCATTAGCGACCAATGTCTGAGCATTACCTGAAGTACCAATGATGTTACCTGTATTTTGTGTGTTAGCAACAGCAACTGTTGTTAAGCCAGGAACTGTGTTAGCAAAACCTATAGTAGTGTAATCTGTACTACCGTTAATGTTTGCGCTTGCTACTTGAATAGCAGAACCAACACTTAGTGTATTAGCTAAATCAGTGCCAATACCAGTTACATATGCAGTATCTGTAGCAGAATACAATATACCTGTACCATTAATACCAATAGCTACACGTGGTAGAACTTGTGGGCCAATAATTGCCGTATTACCACCAACTACAGAGTATGTGTTGCTGTTAGTTGTCGGGAAACCTGTACCACCATTTGGGTTGTTGAAATATGCATCAACTACACCAACTGATGTTGATACTGTTGTACCAGACGTAGCACTCAAGTTAACTGGAGTATACGTTGGATTTGCACTCAAGTCTGTTGCAGAAGCAGTAAAAGTTGTGTTACTTGTTACATTTAAAATCCAATAAGTTGTGTTAGCAGTTAGGCCACCTGTTGTACTTGCTGGGATGAATGGCATACCTTTGATAACACCCAAAGTTGATAAGTTTTGAGAAACCGTTACTTCTTCAGTTGATGCATCTGTATCCGTGATTGTTAATATGGCTTGCGCCTTTGCGATTTTTAGAGGACGTCCCATTTGTTTTTCCTTTGATAAAATTAGCGGGTTCTAGCCGCTACGCAGTGGGTAACTGCATAAACTCTCAGAATGAGAGTGTATGATATATTTATCTTAAATGGGTATTATTCTGTACCAGTGTTGGCATGTGTTGCACCTAAATCAGTAACACTGAATGCTCCTGCACTACCTGCTACGTTGATATAAGCAATATAATTGCCCTGACCAACCAAATAATTGTTGTCTACCGTATTAGCCGGAATAACTTCACATGCTGTTAAGTTAGCAGTAACGTTAGCATTCCCGGATGCTATTGCAATAGCTGAAGTGGTAGTAGCAATACGAACTTTATCGGTAGTTGCTACCGTAGTTAATTGACTTGTACTGTTTGCTGTATAAATTGCTGATGCCATTTTTAATTCCTAAATTATAATCTTCCGACTGCGACTTCAATAACGCCTTCGATTCCGTCAAAGTTTTCTAATGCCTTGCCGATAACTGTTCCCATTTGCGGGTTGTTCCATGGTCTAGCAAAACCGTTGCCTGCACTAACCATCATATCACCTTTGCGTACTGCACCGCGAACTTTAGTTGGTACACGACCTTGTAAAGCAATAGCTATGGCAATACCTTTACAGTCAGCATTCATTGCGTATGCCGGGCTAGTTGATACTACTCCTGCAACTCTAGTTGTTCCATCTTGTGCAATAGTGACTTCATTATCGCCACCAAACTCAAGTACTGTACCAGGCTCATATATAGCATCAGCCTCGTAATATTCTGCCAAGTCAGCATATGACGCTTCTAATTTTGAACCAGAAGTTAAAGTCCAATTACCTGTAATTGTACCTGCTGTAGTATTTGCACCAGTTGTTAATACAGTAGCACCCACTGTACCAGTATATGTGGGCAAGTATGAAGCTACATTGCTATTACTATATGATCCTGCAAAACTAATAGACACACCATTAGCATAATAATAGTT